CGATGAAGGGTTCGTCCGGCTGCAAGGGCGGCAAGGGCGGAGGCAAGGGTGGTCCGAAGCGTCTGCGTCCAAAGAAGTGAGAGGTGGAATCGTGTTCCAGTTCGTTCCGATCAGCGAGCAGGTATGGATCCCGGTGCATCGCATCGAGCGGATCAGTTTCTTCGCGGACACTGCGACGGTGAAGTACGTCGACGACCGCCAGGTGGAGGTTCTCGACGGCGAGGACGCGGTTCGCCTCCGCGACTGGTTGAAGTCGAACGGGAGTCTTCTCTGATGTCGTTCGCGTCGTTCGTCGTGGTGTTCCTGCTCGGCGCTTCGGCGTGGGGCATCGCTTGCATGGTGTTCCCCTCGAGGGAGGGAGACTGATGCCGAGGAAGGCTCCGAATCTCTCCGTGGGTCGCGGCGAGAAATTGCCCGTGTCGAAGGGCGCTGGGCTGACTGCGAAGGGCCGCGCGAAGTACAACCGCGCGACGGGTTCGAACCTGAAGGCTCCGCAGCCCGAGGGCGGCGCTCGCAAGAAGTCCTTCTGCGCCCGTTCTGCTGGATGGACTGGAGAGCGCGGCAAGGCCGCCCGCAGAAGGTGGAAGTGCTGATGCTTGAGATTCTCGAGTCTCTTACCAATGTCGCGTGGATCGCCAGCACCTGCCTGATGGTCCTCCTGCTCGAAAGGCGCGTGTCGCGGCTTGAGAGAAAGGGATCGCGCGATGGCCGATGACATACCGCCGCTGCTTTCTCGTCTCGACCCGAACGAGTTTCGTCGCGATGGCTCCAAGAAGGGCATGGGATGGCTAGGCCCGCACAAGAACGCCAATGGCGACGATGTCACGGAATACTCCATCGGCATCGACATCGACGGCAAGGAGATGGACATACCAGTCCTCGTCCCCGGGTTGAGCAAGAAAGAGATCATGTCCGTGCTGAAGGCGTCGGAGTACGGTGAGTTCCCCGCGGGGGACATCATCGACAAGGCCGTCGCGCACGCCCGCAAGATGCTCGCGCAGGGAAAGTCCCCGTTCAAGGACCAGCCGATGAACCTCGTGCAGAAGCCGAAGGAGTTCGGCATCATGGAGATGGGACGATGACCGATGACATCGTGGCGCGGCTTCGTGATTGGGCTTCATGTAGCCTCGACAGAGGGCGAGTGGATGCATCCAAAGACTTCACCGAAGCCGCCGACACCATCGAGACCCTCCGCGCCGAGCGCGACGAGGCTCGGCGCGAGGTGTGCGCCTTCTCTTACGACGGTCCGCGCAGGACTGCCGAGGACAGGGGCTGGGACTGCTTCAAGGAGCCTGCCGATGCCCCGTGACTACAAGGCCGAGTACGCGAAGTTCCACTCGTCGACCGCGTCGAAGAGGGACCGCGCGTCCCGCAACAGGGTCCGTCGCGCTGCGGAGCGCGAGGGCCGCGTCCGGAAGGGCGACGGCAAGGACATTGACCACATGAACGGAAATCCGCGCGACAACCGCAGGTCGAACCTGCGCGTGACGTCGCGCTCGAGGAACAGGAGCAAGCGATGACGAATCTCGTGAGTCCCACCGGAAACCTGGGCGGATTGAACCCTCAGACAATCGTTGTTCGTCCGATCGCATCTTCCGCGCTTTCTGCCGGGCAGTTGGTGTCGTTCGACATCGACGACGCCACCGCGTTCTCGGACATCTCGAAGATCGTCGAGTTCGACGACAAGCGGTGTCCGTTCAACGTGGTTCTTTCGAGCCCGACCTCGGTGAAGCCGAGGATCTACGGAGTGGTGCAGAGGGGCTGCGTGGCCGGCGAGCGCGCCGTGGTCGCGATCGGCGGCGTGGTGCAGGCGACCGTGTCGGCGTCCGGATCGTCGATCTCTCCCGGCGATGCGGTCGGTCCCGACGTCTCGTCTGGCGGCATCCTCACGAACGCATCGTCGTCGGGCATCTGCCTCGGCGTGATGCTCGGCATCGTGGCGTCTCCGGTCACTTCCGCGGCCGTGTCGTCGGGGCAGCAGAGGACGTGCTACGTCCTGTTCTCCGGCGATTCCGGAGCGTCGAGCCTTCCGGCCTCGGGATCGCTGCTCAACGCGAACTCGTCGGGGACTTCGTCGACGCAGTTGAACTACGTGTTCAACAGCGCGGTGAACTCGATCGAGGGTTCCGGAACTGACTCGAACGTCTGGGCGAACACGATCTCCGGCGGAGGCAACTCATCGCAGCCGAACCAGATGTTCGGCAATGCCAGCCTGACCGCGGGCACAGGCGGAATCGTGAGGACGATCTCGGGCGGATACGACAACATCATCGGTCGTCCGGTAGCCACGAGCGCGCTGGACAGCGGCCTCGCGAGCACGATCGCAGGAGGAGCGCACCACCGAGTCAGGAGACCGCTGAACACGTCCGACAAGGATGCCGCCAACGTCGTCGCCATCCCTTCGGAATCCCCGTCGGGAACCTACCCGAACCACTCGTTCATCGGCGGCGGCGGATACCACTACATCCACAATGGCGTGGACAACGTGATCGTCGGCGGATTCGGCAACGCGATCTTCGCGTCCGTCATCATCGGAGGAACGAACGAGGCTTCGTACACGGGATCAAAGGCTGCGATCGTCGGAGGCTATGGAAACGCCGTCGGAGCGAACTACGGATTCATCGGCGGCGGCGAGACGAACAAGGTGCTCGGCCACCACGGAGCCATCGTCGGTGGCGTGAACAACACTATCTCGAAGGGCAGCGTTGATGGAACGGGATATACCGCCGAGGGTTACTCGATCATCGGCGGCGGATCGTCGAACACCGTGAACAAGTCGCAGTTCGCGGCGATCGCTGGCGGTGAACTGAACACGGTCGGAAACGCGAGTAACGACTGGGGCTCATACTGCGTAGTCCTCGGCGGGCGGCAGAACGAGGCGGGAACCACCGCGTATGCGTGGGGAGCCACCGTACTCGGCGGATGGAACAACCACGCGCAGGGTCTCTGGTCTCTGGCATCCGGACGCCACGCGAACGCGACCAACGCATTCCAGCACGCTCATGCCCATGAGCAGTTCTCCGTGCGCGGCGACTGCCAGACGAGCGTCTTCGTCCTCAAGGCGCAGACCACGGACGCGACTGCCACCACGATGACCGCGAACGCGGCGGCGATCTCCCTGCCGACAGGTGGAACGTGGTCTTTCCGCGCGCTCGTGTCGGCTCGTCAGAACGCATCGACCAACGCGGCGGCGTGGATCATCGAGGGAGCCGCGACCAACGCGGCGGGAACCACGACGGTCATGGGCACGCCGACCGTCACGGCTCTGGGAAACTCGGGTTCTCCGACATGGTCAGTCGCAGTCGATGCCACCGGAGCCAACATCCGCATCCGCGTCACGGGCGCGGCGGGAGCCACGGTTCGGTGGAGCGCGCGCATGGACACCGCAGAGGTTATCTAAGGAGGTCCGATGCCGTTCAAGTCGAAGGCCCAGCAGCGGTACATGTTCGCGAACATGCCGAAGACGGCGAAGAAGTGGGCGAAGAAGACTCCGAACATGAAGTCCCTTCCTAGGAAGGCGAAGAGGAAGCCATAGATGCTCGACCTTTCGTTCGACAAGATCCGCCTCGAGATCGAGAGCGCCGAGAAGTTCCGCGACAACCACCTGTCCGAACTCCGGAACATGGTCGAGCGATACCACGGGCCTTCGTTCCGCACCGACAGGTCGGATCCATACACGGACGATCCGGAGAACTTCGGGCATGAGTTCATCAGCCTGGTGCTCCCGCGCATCATCCACGACACCCCGAAGTTCCGCGTGAAACTCGGCGACCCCATGATCGAACTCATGGTCGGCAAGAGGCTCCAGATCGCGATCAACAGGTGGGCGCGGATAACCAAGTTGCGCCGCACGCTCGAGCGGATCGCCACCGACATGCTGTTCTCGTACGGAGTCGGCCTCACGGTGAGCGAGCCTCGCCCGGAGGTGCGGAGGACGGACGGCAAGGAGCCGTACCTGCCGCGCTTCTACAGGATCAGCCCGGAGCGGTTCTTCATCGACCCGGCAGCCACGAACCTCGAGGACGCGAGGTTCATGGGCCACTGCTACGCGGTTGACAAGAACGACCTCGTTTCCCGGGCCCGCGAGGACCGGACCTGGGATCTCGATGCGATCCTCGACATACCCCCGAACACGGACATGAACGAGGTTCGCGACGACGAGGGACGCCACGTCGAGGACAGGCAGGAGATGGCCGTCTACGAGGTGTGGGTCCCGGAGGCCGACCAGGAGGCCGCCGAGATGGTGGACGAGGCCTTCGGCCCCGGCATGGTCAACGGCACGATCTACACGTTCGTCAAGGGACGGACGAAGTCGAGCAAGTACGACGGCTACATCCGCAAGCCGATCCCCTACTTCGGCCCGAGGCAGGGACCCTACACGGTGTTCGGGGTGTACACGGTTCCCGACGACCCGTACCCGCTGTCCCCGCTCATGGCGATCCAGAGCCAGGTCAACGACCTCAACGCCCATCTCGTGAGCGTCCGGTCGAGCGCCGCCAGTTACAAGCGCCTGATCATGGTGGACAGCCGAAACCACAAGTTGGCGCAGGACATCAAGGACCGTCCCCACGACTACATCGTGCTGTCCGAGTCTCTCGACAAGGACAAGGTGGTGAACCTCGAGATCGGCGGCATCACCCAGCAGCAGGTCCAGTACTCGCAGATCGCCCAGGACCGCCTCGACCGCGTCTCCGGAATCCACGACGCCATGCGCGGCAACATCCAGGGCGCTGCTACGGCGACCGAGGTCGCCGTCGCGGAGTCGAGCGCCACGATGCGGATGGCTCACCTCAAGCGCCAGTTCCAGGAAGCCGTCGACGACATGGCAAGGTCGGTTCTCTGGTTCATGTGGCACGACGACCGGATCAACCTCCCGCTCGGCCGCGAGGGCGCGGAAGCCCTGTTCGAGGCGGAACCCGTGTTCACGGGCGGCGTCCGTATGCCGGGCTGGGAGGATCTCGAGGTGTCCGTCGACGCCTACAGCATGGAGCGCGTCTCCGAGGCGCTCGTCCAGAAGCGGGCGATGGAACTGCTCCAGATCACCACGACCGTGGCCCAGGGCATGGCCGCCATGCCTTTCGTCAAGTGGAGGGAGATCCTGTCCGTGGTCGGGGACTCGCTGAACGTCCCGCACCTGGCCGACATGATCGACCAGCGAGCCATGCAGCAGGCGATGCAGCAGTCGGCTCAGGCGGCGCAGGGCATGGGAACGCCGTCCGCGCAGTCTGGTCCGACCAACGCGATGGGAGAGCCGTCCCCGATTCCCGCCAGCAGCGTCGCCGGACTACAGGCCGCAGCCAACAGGGCCATGTGACATGAAATACGAATTTCTGGACTCTGATGGAAATGTGGTGGAAATCGAGATGCCGATGCGCGATGCGCCGTCGATCGGCAGTATTATCGAACACGAAGGGCGGGCACTCACTCGCATCGCCAGCGCGATGCAGGTCGATCCCGGTACGAACAGGCACACGTATCCCTACGTGAGCAATGCGCTTCCGCGCAATCTCGAGGGATGCAAGACCAATCGGATCGGGAAGCCCGTCATCATGTCGAAGCGCCATGAACGCGAAGTCATGGCGCGGCACGGATTTGAGAAGGACTGATCGATGTCAGAACCCGAAGCACAGATCGAGCCGACCGAGGAGTTGAAGAATCCCATCGCGAATATCGCTCAGGAAGCCGCCGTCGAGGCGGACAACTCCGAGAGCGAGGACGCCGTGCTGGACCGACTGCTCGGGATCGACGCGCCTGCTCCACGGCAGGAACTTCGCACGACCGAGACCGCTGCTCCAGCGCAACCCGATCCTGACTTCGATCGGGCGCTGAAGGCCTTGCAGCGCGACGGCGTTCCCGCAGACGTGATCGAAGGCATCAGGTCCGACCCTTCCAAGGTGAAGGAGTGGGGCCTGAAGGCCGCGAAGCGCCAGGCGGACGTGGATGCGTTCGGTGCGAAGGTCGCAGAGTCGAAGAAGGCGGACGATAAGAAGGCGGAAACTCCTGCCGCCGTCGCGAACACGGAGGACGGGGAGGCAGATGCCGACCCGCTTTCCCAGTTCAAGTCCATCTTCGGAGACGAGGCGGCGAAGCCTCTTGCCGAGATCACGGAGCGCCTGCGCTCCGAGTTCTCCGAGAAGACCCGCGTCCTCGAGATCAAGCACCAGACGGAGCGCGCCTTCGACAGGATCTCTTCGCAGTACGGCGACAAGTCGCCGTCGTACGACGAGATCACGGAGGTCGCAGCGCAGATCGGGCGCGAGAATCCCGGTCAGTTCTCTTCCATCGACGAGATCGTCAAGGAGGCGTTTCGTCGACGTGTCGGAGAGCCGAGGAAGGCAGATCCGCGAAACATCGCCCGTCCGACAGTCGGCAAGCAGCCGGCGCGTCCGGTCCGGGAGATCGACCGCGAGGACGCCGTCCTCGACGTACTCCTGTCAGGCGGAACGCGCAACGATGCGCTCCGCGTCATTTCCCGCTAACCAAACACGGAGGGCATCATGCCTTCGATCCAGACCTTCAACGACTTTATGACCACGACCGGCCCGTCGTACCTGACGAGCGCCGACGCGGTCATCAACGAGGCAGTCAAGAACACCTACGCATTCTCCCGCCTGCTCAAGGGCAAGACCTCCGAGCAGACGATCCAGGGTGGCACCGAGATCCGCGACGTCATCATGTTCGACGACTCGCGCACCTACGACCACTACCAGCCCAACGACACCTTCACCTGGCGCAACCCGCAGGTGACCGACTACGTCCGCGCTCCGTGGCGCTTCCACATCGACCACATGTCGTGGACCGACGCCGAGGTTGAACTCAACACGGGCGAGACCTCCGCGAGCACCAAGGTCGCCTACAAGCGGCTGAAGCGCATCAAGGAGCAGCGCATGTGGACCTCGATGCTCAACGGCTTCGAGGAGGATCTGTGGGCGGCCCCGACCATCTCCGGCATGGAGGACGAGTCCGGCAAGTTGCCGTACTCGCTTCCGTTCTTCATCACCGAGATCGGCCAGAACTTCGGCGGAGCACTGGGTCAGCGCGGAACCGCGCCGTACACCGCGAGCAACAACGCCAGCCACACGGTGATGCGGATCAGCCCGTTCACCGAGAACCGCTGGACCAACCTCGTCGAACTGTACAACAACAGCGCCTCCGGCATCAACCCTGGGAACGCGAACTTCGGCAACGTCTCGTCGGTTGCGCTCGATGGTGACACTCCATACAACCAGAGCGGATCAGCCTTCACGGCCAGCGTCGGCAACCTCTTCGCCGCGTTCGACGTGATGATGATGCGGCTCAAGTACGAGGCTCCGAGCACCCGGCAGCAGTACTTCGAGAACGACAGCCTCAACCGCCAGATGATCCTGTCGTCGCGGGCCGGCGTTCAGCAGTACCGCAACGCGCTGCGTCTCTCGAACGACACCCTCGTCTCGTACCAGGACGCGGCGTACTCGAGCCCTGCCTACGCGGGCATCGACGTGACCTACTGCTCCGATCTCGACACGGCCGCGATCTACCCGGCCCACAGCGGGGATCTGACCAACGTACTCAATGACTACAACACGCCGCAGGGCGCGTCGGGAGCGTTCAGCGCGTTCGGAACCGAGAGCGGAGTCCGCACCATCGCGAAGGGGCCGCGCTACTACTTCGTGAACGGCAACTACCTCACGCCGATCTTCCACAGCCGGCGCTACTTCAAGCAGCACGAGGTTCTCCGTCACCCCAACCAGCCGTTCACCTACGTGCAGCCCGTCGACTGCTGGTCGAACCTGTTCTGCAACTCGCGCCAGCGCCACGGCGTCGTGTGCCCCGTCCCGGTCGCCTGATAGAAAGGAAAAACCAACATGATTCCAGGAATCCTCACTTCCACAGGCAACCTCGGCGGCCTCACTCCCCACCAGATCGTCGTGACTCCAATCGCCGGAGTCGCTCTCGCCGTGGGCGACGTCGTGATGTTCGACTTCGCAGGATCGAACACCACGTACACCAGCACCGCTGCATACGACGACCTCGACAACAAGAAGAACCCCTTCAACGTCGTGATCCTGTCGACGGCTGCTCGCGGAGAGGGCGGCGTCTACGGCGTCGTCCTCGAGGCGGCGGCCGCCGGCTCGCGGGTCAAGGTGTGCATCTCGGGCATGGTCAACGTCAAGATCAGCGGCACTACGTCGATTGGCGTGACCGTTCTGACTCCCGGCGCGGGCATCCTCGTTCCTGCGGCGACGCTGGTTGGAACCGGAGTCGCTCTCGCACTCGCTGACAATGCATCCGGCGCCGCGACCATCCGAACGCTGTTCCACGGATGGAACCTCGGCTCGCAGGGCGCGTGACCTGACAACCACTACCGGGTTGCCGTGGGAAACCACGGCGACCCGCTTCCATGCTGACCTACGGCGGTCTCAAGCAGCACATCGTCCTCGCGCTCGGCGGACAACCGTCGGTCGTGAGCGGTGTGACTCGCGACCAGCGGATCGCGGAGATCATCAACCAGGCCGGCAACTATCTGTTCAGCAAGCCGTGGAAGTTCCGCGAGCGGACTGCACGGCCCGTCAGCCTTATCGCCAACCAGAACTGGGCGTCGCTTCCTGGCGACGCCGAGGAGATCCTGAGCCTCGTCTGCAAGGCAGGACTAGGTTGGCGCGTCGAGTTGACGAGCCCGGAGCAGATCGAACTGTTCCGGAACAGCACGGAGCCCGCGCTCCTCGACAGCGTGTTCTACGCCGCGATGACGCGACCCTGGGCGAAATCGGACGGGACCACCCCTCTCGACCACGCCACCGACCCGATGCCGGCCGTCCGGCTCGACCTCTACCCGACTCCGAAGACCACGACTTCGGACTCGATCATCATCCGATACCGTTCGGGCTGGGTCGGACTCACCGAGTCCACCTCAGCCGACTACAACATTCCTGTCCCCGCATACGTCGAGTCTCTGCTCATTGCGTATGCCCGGGCCTTTGCGCTCGCGTATGAAGACGAAGGTCTTTCCGCGCGGCTCATCGAGATCGACAACGGCCCCGTGTACAACGCGGCTGCGATCAAGGATGGAATCCAGCAGAGGGACTACGGGAGGTTGCTGCCGAATCGTGTCAGCCCCTTTCGTAGAGAATCCGAAGCGATATCGACGGGGATTATTGGGGGATCCGGGGTTCTAACCCCTGCGACGGCCTCATCAAACATCAGGTGGAGGGGGCCTTGGAACGGAACCGACCAGTATGCGGTCGGAGACGTCGTATCCATCGGCACCAGGATCTACATCGCCGTCACGGAGAACAGCAACGTCTCGCCTCCCGCTTCGCAGTGGGAGGTCATGCTCGAAGCACAGACCGGACCTGCTGGACCAACAGGACCGTCGGGAGGCATCGACGACGTTGAGGCTGCATCCCTGCTCGGACGCGCCAGCGGTGCGGGAAACGGAGCGGCGCAGGAGATCAAACTATCCTCCTCGTTCGTCTGGGGGACGGTTGGAGGCAAACCGCAACTCGGCATTGTCACCGTGTCAGATGCGGGCAAGGTCAATACGTCGACGCAGGTCAACAGCGGACTGGGCCTGACTGGCGGAGGCGACCTGTCGACGAGCAGGACGCTTTTTGTGGACTTCGCCGCGAGCGGCGTCAGCAGTAATACGAAGGCGGTGAGAGCGGATGATTCGCGCCTGAGCGATGCCCGCACTCCATTGACCCACGTTCACACGTTTTCGGACATCTCCAGCGTCGCCATCACTTCGGTTGGCGACAAGGAATTGCTTCAATACTCTGCGTCATCGAGCAAGTGGATCAACGTTCCGCAGACCGATCTGGTCGATGGCGGAAACTTCTAAATAGGAACGGTCATGGCAAACACAGTAAGAATCAAGCGGCGCGCCTCTGGAGCGACCGGAGCCCCGAGCAGCCTCGCGAACGCCGAGTTGGCGTTCAACGAGGTGGACAATGTCCTGTACTACGGCAAGGGAACGGGTGGCGCTGGCGGCACGGCGACCACCATTGAGGCTATCGGCGGAAACGGCGCGTTCGTCGGCCTGAGCGGAACGCAAACGATCACGGGTGCAAAGACGTTCAGTGGCACGGTCGCTCTCGGCAGCAGCGCAACCGCTACCACGCAGACCGCAGGAAACAACACGACGAGCGTGGCGACGACTGCTTTCGTGCAGGCGGCGCTGAGCGGTTCTGGCCTCGGCACGGTTACGAGCGTGGCGCTCACTGCACCGTCGTTCATCTCGGTCAGCGGCTCTCCGATCACGGGCGCTGGAACCATCGCCCTTTCGCTTGCATCGCAGACCGCGAATCAGGTGTTTGCCGCGCCGAACGGCAGCAACGGCACACCGACCTTCCGCTCACTTGTTTCCGCCGACATTCCGAGCCTCACCGCCACCTACCTCGGGTTGAGCGCGGGCGGAACCGTTTCGGGCAACACGACCTTCACGGGAACCGTGTCCCTCGGCAGCAGCGCGACGGCAACCACTCCGCCGACCATCGACAGCACGACGAAGGTTGCAACGACCGCATGGGTCAACTCGCAGGGCTACCTCACCTCCGCTGTGTCGAGCGTCGGTCTTGCGCTTCCCAACATCTTCTCCGTCACGAACTCGCCCGTTACGACCAGCGGAACGCTCACTGGCGCGTTCGTCTCGCAGACCGCGAACCACGTGTTCGCGGCTCCGAGCGGATCGTCGGGCACTCCATCGTTCCGAACCCTCGTCGCTGCGGACATCCCCTCGCTCGCGTACCTATCGACCTCTGGCGGCACGGTAAGCGGCAACCTGACGCTGACGGGCGACCTGACCGTAAACGGCACGACGACGACGATCAACAGCACGACGCTGACCGTCGACGACAAGAACATCGTCCTCGGAGACGTTACTACTCCGACCGACGTGACTGCGGACGGCGGCGGAATCACGCTGAAGGGCAGCACCGACAAGACGTTCAACTGGGTCGATTCGACCGATGCGTGGACTAGCAGCGAGAACATGAACCTCGCGAGCGGCAAGGCGTACTACGTCAACGGTACGATGGTGCTGTCTGGCACTGCCCTCGACAACGTGACGGTTGACGGCGGCACATTCTGAGATAGACGATGGCAAACACGATCAAGCACAAGCGTTCTAGCACTGCTGGCGCCACGCCATCGTCGGGAAGCCTCGCCGCTGGTGAACTTGCCATCAACACCGCCGATGGCAAGTTGTTCACCAAACGGGACAACGGCACGGTCGTGGAGATCGGCGGCGGTTCTGGCGGCGTGACCGATGGCGACAAAGGAGACATAACCGTCTCCTCTTCTGGCTCGACATGGACGATCGACAACGCGGTCGTGACCGTTGCGAAGTTGAGCGCGACCGGTACGGCCGACAGCACGACCTTCCTTCGCGGCGATGGAGCCTGGGCAACTCCCAGCGGCGGCGGCGGCGGCGCTGATTCACCGATCACGATAATCTCGGCCTATCAGCAGGGGATCACCTAATGGCGACGACAGCCCAGTTCACGGCACAGCCGACCATCGACATCTCGCAGGTAAGCACGGCGAACACGAACCGCGACGGAACGGGAACCATCGTCACGGTCGCGACGGGACCGTCCGCGAGCGCGGCCGCCGGAGTCGGAGAGCGCATCAACCGCGTTGTCATCCACGCGACAGGAACGACCACGGCCGGCGTGATTCGCTTCTACATCAGCCTCGACAGCGGCACGACGAATCGGCTCATCTGCGAGAGGCTTGTGCCGGCGATCACGCCGTCGACGAGCGTTGCGGCTTTCCGAACCGAAGTCGGTGAACTGGTTGGCCTGATCCTGCCAGGCGGCGGCGCGGCCATGCTGCGCGCGTCGACGAACAACGCAGAGACGTTCAACATCATGGTCGAATCGGGGCTGCTGTGAACGAAGGTCTATTCGGCTTCCCACAGCGTAACGGGCAGTTGATCTCGGTGCAGGACTTCACATCGAGCGGGACATATTCTGTTCCGCCAGGCGCATCCGTCATACGCATAATGGCCATCGGTGGCGGAGGCGGCGGCGGTGGAGGTCGCAGGGGAGCAGCTGCAACCATCGCAGGAAGCGGCGGCGGCGGTGCAAGCGGAGCGATGCAGCTCATCGACTTGCACATTTCGGAGTTGGCTTCCGTATCGGCGTTGCAGATCATCATCGGATCAGGCGGGACAGGTGGACCTGCAGCCACCGCGGATTCGACAAACGGCACGGCTGGATCGGATGGAGGTGCTACCGAAGTCCGACACCTCGGCTATCCGAATCGTTTCATATTTGCCGCACCGGGAGTCGGCGGGGGAGCTGGCACGACCGCTGGAGGATCTGGAGGCACAGCCTACGCTTGCAACATCAACAAATGCAGCTCGACGGCAGGAAGTGGAACGGCCGGGAGGACAGCTTCTTTCGGCGTGACAGCTCAGCCGCAAACTAACACTGGTCTTTGCGGAGGCGCTGGTGGTGGCGGTGTGGATGCCGCCAATGTCGGATATGCCGGAAACAACGTGAACTCTAAAAATGCAACTGGCAGCGTCTCGGGTGTATTGAATCCGTCGCTAATCAATGGCACAGCTGTAGCAACAGGCGGAGCGGTCAACAGCGCTGCGGGACCCACACCGACTCCACAAGAGGCAACCGACAATCCAAGCCGATTTGGCCCTGGATTCGGAGGTGCGGGAGGCGGCGCAGGAACTACGCAGGCCGCGACGACCGGCGGCAACGGAGTGCGCGGCGGTGGCGGCGGTGGCGGTGGCGGAAGCCGAAACGGATTCGCAGCTGGCGCAGGCGGTCGCGGCGGCGACGGCTACGTCTGCATCTGGGCATGGGGCTAATCATGCGAATGGCGATCATCGACAGCACCACGGCTAATGTCATCAACGTCATCGTGGCCGAGCAAGGCACGCCTGTCGGTCCATCCGAGTACCTCGTCGCGCTTGAGCCGGACGAACGCTGCGAGATCGGCCAGGACTTCGACCCGATCGGAAACCCGCGG